ATCCGCCACTCGCCAATTCAAACAACTCTCAACAAACTGCTTCACAAAATCCGCCACTCGCCAATTCAAACAACTCTCAACAAACTGCTTCACAAAATCCGCCACTCGCCAATTCAAACAACTCTCAACGGAATGTTTCACAAAATCAGCAACTCGCCAATTCAAACAACTCTCAACGGAATGTTTCACAAAATCAGCAACTCGCCAATTCAAACAACTCACAACCCCCACCTCCACCGCCACCAAATGCGCAACCACAAGGATTTAATACAATTAAATCAACATCGAGATGTTCTATCCTATGATTAAAGCAGTTCCCTCTTATTAAGCCAGTCGACAATTTTCTCAATAATCACATCCAGACTCATTGCGCCATCAATCGCAATCTCGGGATTAACGGGCCTCTCGTATGGGTCGCTAATCCCCGTAAATTCCTTGATGATTCCTTTCCTCGCCAAAGCGTATAGCCCTTTGACGTCTCTTTCTTCGCATTTTTCGAGTGTGGTATCTACGAAGCATTCAACGTAGGTTCCACCGGCGCCTTCGATAATTCCGCGGTTATATTTGCGGTCGTCTTCGTATGGGGCGATGTTGGCGACGATGGCAATTCCGCCGTGTTTGACGATTTCGCTACAAACATATCCAATTCTTCTGACGTTGGTGCTTCGGTCTTCCCGAGAGAATCCGAGTCCTTTGCTTAAATTGGTTCGGACGACGTCGGCATCTAACAGGGTTATTTTCCTTTCCTTTTCATTCTCCATTATTTTCTCCATTAGGAAGTTGGCGACGGTCGATTTACCGCTTCCACTAAGCCCAGTGAGATATATACAGAATCCCCTTTTATTGAGCATGCGATATTCGTGTCGGAGTTCTTCTACAATTTCAGGGAATGAGAACCACTCGGGGATTTCGGCCCCTGTTTTAAGTAATCTTCTTTGCTCAGTTCCGGAAATATTCATTATTTTATCACCCCCTTCTCCCGCGCGAACTTCATCCATCGGCAGGTATTTTCCTAAATTTTCGACATATACAATCATTTGAGATAAAACGATTTCGATACCGATATCCCTCTTATATTTTTCAACGAGAGCGTGGGCGTCGTATGGTCCGTAGAAGTCGGTTCCGTCTTTCTTTTTATAACTTGGTCCGGCGTGGTCTCGTCCGACTATGAAGTGGGTGCATCCGTAATTTTTGCGGATGATGGCGTGTAATACAGCCTCGCGTGGTCCCGCCATACGCATTGACAAAGGAATGAGAACGAGCTCAGCTTTTCCTTCGTAGTATGGTATTAATTTTTTATAACAGCGGGTCCGGACTTGGTAATCGACGTCGCATGATTGGGTAATACCGACGACTGGCATGAGAATGAGTCGAGCATTTTCCCCGCATTTTTTGAGGGCGTATTTGGTGAGCTCGAAGTGGCTTCGGTGCATGGGGTTCCGCGTTTGAAAACCAACAAAACAATTTACTCCCTCTGACTCTCGAAACCTCGCAATCATTGCCCTACATTTTTCGGCGCTCATCCGATATTCCATAAAGTCGTAGTGCTTTATGTCCATAATCTTCTCGACGCGCCCGCCGTAATACCAACATTCTTTAAGCCCCGCCCCCAAAACTATATCTACGTATGGGTGGTTGGTATCGGATGAACCGTAGGCCAGCTCGCATTCGCGGACTAAATCGGGTTTCCATCGGCTCTCGACTACAAGCCGAGCGATTGGTAGTCCGGTTTTATCTTTGAGGGTTATAACGGCCTCGTTTTGGAGTTTGTCGTGTTCTTTAACTCCGACGGGTAGGACAATTGGGAGTGGCCAGACGGTTCCGTCGCAGAGACGGCAATTCTCGACGACGCTATTATAGTCGGCCTCATTGAGAAACCCGTTCAGTGGTGCAAATCCACCTAAAAGAATCATTTCGAGGTCGCAAAGTATGCGGTCTTCTAATGTAATAGTATTGTTCATATTTATACAAAAATAAAAATATGTTGGATTTAACGAGGAGGAATACAACGTCTTAATGTATTATTATTTATTGTCTTAATTTCCGGATGGTTTCTTTTAGCTTTTTGACTTCGGCTTCGAGTTCAATAATTCGCGCTTTATATTTGTCAATGGCGTCGTTCAGTTTGAAGAAGCGGGTGGTGTGGATGATTTTCCCGTTTTTGTCGCGAGTGTATCGTTGGGCGCTAAAAGTTCCGTTATCTTTTCCTTGGATGACAATATATTCATTAGAGATGCGAATTATATTTCCTCCTAAAATGAATCTTTCGCAGTTATTTTTGGCGTCCCATCTAATATACCTGACTGTGGAACCGATTGGTATGGCGTCGATATCTCCTTCATCAACTTCGCTGTAATCTTCTAATTTTTGTTGAATTACATCTTCATCTTGGAGGGTATCGGTCAGTGTTTTTTTGGGTCTTTTATAGGCGACTTCTGAGAGTCGATGTAGTGGTAATATTGATGATGACATATATTATTATTAGTATAAATATAAATATAAATCTTTTTATATTATATTTATAATGAATTATATTTATAATGAGTTTTATCGACTGTCGAAGGAGTATCGCATTTGGAACCGTTTTATAAACACTGTAAAATACGTTGGAATCCTCGACACATTTTCGGACAATGGACTTTTCCATATGAACCATGTGATTGATAATATTTGGGTTTCAAATTTACCACGAAATAGAAATCATAATATTATTCGCCAGTTTGATTTGATTATTAGTTTTTTGGATACGAATGAGGTTGGTCTCGCAGAGACGGCTTGGATAAATGAGGTCCCACATATAAGTTATCATCAGATACCGGCTGTTGATTATAATCCTCTTACTATATCGAATTATAAGGAGATGAATGAAACGATTGATTATTATCTCGAATGGAAGCCGACCGCCAAGATATTATTACATTGTTATAGTGGGAAGGGACGCAGTAATAGCGCAATGTGTGCGTATATTATATATAAACACAAAATACCACCGGTCGAAGCGATAAATATCGTAGAAAGTAAGATTCCACGAAGTAATATGAATAAATTACAGAAGGATTCGCTTGATTCTTATTACAAGTCTTTATTATAATTAATTCGTAAAAGGACATTAATTTTCCTTTTAAGAGATAGATTTTTATTTATTTGGATTCAATATTTCAATCAAAATTCGTTCAGTTTTTCTGATAAAAACCAGAAAAATGGTATCATCTTCAACAATATCGCAAAATCTGTCAAGGTAGCATCTAACACAATATGCGTTCTTTTCAGATGTGTAATGTAAGAGATGAAATTCATCTGAGCATCCGCCGCATTTCTTACATTCTCCACCGCGAAAGAATCCAGAGTCTGGATGGTCGGGTCCTAATGAAAGAGCCCAAGCGAGAACCTTCAATTCTCGTCCGACCTTAGAAGGCTCCCATTGTTTTCTTTTTTCCTCGCCAGCGCAAAGAGAAAGAACTTTTTCGCCTTCAACACATTCAGTAAATGTAGATTTTGTAATAATTTGACCTTTGTCTTCCATTTTGTTGGATACCAAATAAATTTATCTGAATTTTAATCAATTTTTATATCAAATACCGATTCCAATTCCGAATATAAAAAATCAAATCTAATATAATACAAGCATCCACAACGCAAAATGATTTACAAAAATTTCCTTTTCTTTCATATACCGAAGGCGGGGGGTTCCTCAATAGAGAAGATGTTGCTCGGAAGGCATCGTTCCCTCGATTTCGTCATACATACTATATTCGCAGATACCAAATTTTCGCGATGGATGGTCGGTTCAATGCGAAATCGTGATTGGCGCAGGTTCGTATTTGGACTCGTGAGTATATTTATGGCCGATATTAAAAATTTGTGGGGGATAAGGGGCCAGAAGGTTTTACATCATTTGACGTATTTGGACATATATCGCAAACCAAAGACCTATTTAAAGAAGAAAAAAACCCTCTCCGATTTTGTGAAGTTTTGTATTGTCCGGAATCCGTATGACCGTATGATAAGTGCTTATCATTTTTTGGGGAATAAATTGACATTTACACAATTATATACTGGGTCCATGCGGAATTGGACAATTATTATCGCCACAAGATAGACCCATTCGTGGTTATATTACCGCAGTGGGAGTTCGTAATTAATGAGAATGGCGAGAATGGCATGGATGAGGTCCTTCGGTTCGAGAATTTATCGGCGGAGTTCGATACTTTCAAAAAAAAATATGATTTACCTCAAACAATGACACTCCCGCATATTAATAGCCGAAAGCGTAATAAAACGTTGATTTCTTATTATACGCAGGAGTTGGCGGATATGGTATATCATATGTATAAGTGGGATTTCAAGATGTTTGGCTATAAGCGGATAATGATTTCAAAAACTAAAAAAACTCCTCAATCAGCGCCGGCTTCTTCTTCATGTCGTGAAGGTTGATAGTTTTATTCATTATCCCTAAAATTTCTTTGTCGTGGGTTATTACAATAAGCGTTTTATTTTTGGTCATATCATCAATCATTTTAATCATTTTCACGCGCGTTATGGAGTCAAGACCGGCTAATGGTTCATCAAAAACAACTACGTCCCCCTTTTTGAGGATACCTCTTATGTTCATGATTATTTTCTGCATACCTCCACTCATAGATTTCCCTTGATTACCGACGTCAGACCGGAGTCCTTGTTCAAGGCTCTGGAAATTGGCGTCGAGCCCGTATTTTTTGACAAGCGCAACCAGCTTTTTATCGTCAATTGTGTTTCCATATTTCATATTTTCCAGAACGGTTCCATTGAGGAGTTGGGTCCTCTGGTTGATATAATTGATGTGGCTTCGCAATACATCAGGTTGTATATTTTGGATTGGGATATTATTTACGAATATATCCCCGCCTTTAAGTGGGAGGAGCCCGAGTAGTAGTTTCATGAGGGTTGATTTACCGGAACCACTTTGTCCTAATATTGCGACTCTTTCTTTATTTTTAATCCTCAAAGAAAATCCAGAAAATATAGGGTCATTATCTCCGTATCCGTATGTTATATTATCAACAACGATATCACCCGTCAGTTTCGGATTTTTAACGTATTTATTCTTTTTCTCTCGGAGTATATCTTGTAAGAATCCCTCGGAGTTTTTGACGATACCTAAATTCATTAGTTGTTCGGGTGTCCAGCTGTTTATATTGATAAGGAACCCGAGGAAGTAGATGATAATGAGACTGACCGTAATGAATCGTTGTGGAGTGAAAATTCCCTTGGAGAAGTTGTAATAGGCGATTCCAATGATGATGGCGAATGCGACAACGGACATGACGCAAGTTGATATCTGCATATTATTAATCAATTCGAGTTGTTTATTATAGTAGTCAGTATGTTCATTTTGGACATTCTGTGTTTTTTCGAGTTCTTTATTTTTTTCGTTATTGAGGTATATATTCATGAGGTTTTCGAAGCTGTCATGAACTCTTTCGGACATATCAAGGAATTTGCCTTCGCGAATAGCGGAAATCTCGATTATTTTAACACTGAAAAAGTAGGATACGACCGCCATTATACCGATCGAGATTGTTGCGATTAGCCCAATTTTCCAGTCGAGAATATAGAGGTATATATTAACAATTCCGATGGTAAGCGCGAGCGGGAGGAGACAGGTCGCCATGTAGAAGAATACGTCTTTCATATCGCGTGTCAAGTTGAATAGTCGGTTGATATTTTTGGATATTTTTATATCTTGATAGTTATTTTCGTAGTTTTCGATTATTTTAGTAAATAGGACACGGCGGGTAAATTCTAAATATGTGGGGAGGATTTTACCGATGAGCCAGTTTTTGATATAATAGAATACTTGGATGAATAGCCATACACCGATGATAATCATAATAATTTTACCGACGCGCCGGAAGAGTTCTTGATTTGGTTTCCCGCCACTAACTGTATTATAGAGGCGACCGTATAACTCCGGAATTGCGATACTTTCGATGGGGAAGGTAAATAGTGTTATGAGAATGAATGCGGTTATAATTCCTTTATTTTCATTTAGATAATCGGAGACTAATTCTTTATACATATATAAGTATCAAAGATATTTATATTGAGATATCATTTTAGTAAAAAATAAAATAAAATAAAATACAATCAACATAGAAATTGGACTAATATTAGTTTTTTATCGGTTTCATTCGATTTTTCGAGTGCTTTTGCTAATGTATAATTATAAATAATATCGGAGTCTTGTTTTACACCGACTCCTTTAATATTAGATGATGTAATTAAATCGCCAGATTCGATTGGTCCAATTACAGAGAGTTTCCCTTGACCAACACATTTTACAAAAGCAATATTATCTCCTCCATCCAAAATATTTTCTACAACTCCATAAATATTTTTCTGTTTTAATTTGCTGGATGGTTCAACAATAACCAAATTATTTTTAGTTAATCCACTCGATACAACTAATTGACCAACTTCTACTTTATTTTCCTTTTTAAAATAAGATTCGTGAAGACCAGCAAAATTAAAATATCCGGTTGCTTTTACGTATCCATTGACTTCTAATGCTTGTGTTGGATTTTGTGTTTTAATACCGACATGCCCATTGTTATTTTTAATAATCATTCCATTTGACACTGAACCACTCGGATTTAATTGTAAATCTCTTCTATAACTATTTATACTACCGTCAATTTCAATCGTTCTATTAAAATAATGCTTCGGTCTATCTGTATTAAAATGACAAAACCATCTATTTGCTGGGCCAATTGATACACTTCCATTTCCATTTTGAATTCTTGTAATAAAATTATTTGGTGTTATTATATTCATATTACCACTATATCCAAATAGGGAACCATCAATATTAATAGATTTATTAAAATAATATAGGGTTCTATCAGTAATAAAATGACAAAATCTAGTATTTACTGAACCGATTGATACACTTCCCCCTCCATTTTGAATTTTTAAAACATTATTATTATTTAATGTTAATTGAAGATTAGAATCATTTTTAATAATATTTCCGGTCATTGTGATATCATCGACGGTTATATCTCCCATATTATTATTAACATTTTCAAAATTATTTGAGATTAATAAAATGTAATTTTGGTCTCCGTTTAATGTATTCATTCTTTTTACGTATATATTGACGGTTCCAGTCAGGCCAGATGGTATTAATATTTTTTGTGTATTATCCCAATCATAAACTAATGATTCATTATATGATGAACTTGATGTTTTCATGACTGCTTTTGTAGTTTGACTTTCTAAGCGATATGGATAGTAATAGGTTCCATTATTTTCAATATATAGAGCTAAACGATTAACTATTACTTGTGTGGAAGAATAATCAGCTTGAGGAGTTCCTTGAATATCATTATAGCAGAGTGTTGCTACGAAACTTCCGGTTCCTAAATTAGTAAAAGTGAATGAGTCTATCGTTTTAGAATTAGTCATATTTTCGCGTTGAATTTTGAAAACATTTTGTTTTTTAACATAATCTAAAAAGAACAGCGTATTTTCCATATTTATGAGTCCATAACCATTCTTGGCGTTAATTTCAGTCGCTGATGCTCCGTGAATTAAACAGGCTTTTACTAATGCGCTTTCGGGAAAATAGCCTAATTGTTCCAGAATAAATTGTTGAATTAAACAACCGCAACCGGTTGCGAATGGTGTCGCCATTGAAGTTCCGGAATATCTACCATATGCTGTATAACCGGATGCTAATGTTGAATAGACTAAATCTCCGTTAGCCATTATTTCGGGTTTAATTCGGTTATCATTTGTTGGTCCCCAATTGGAAAATCCAGTCGGGGTGATTAATGAATCGACTGATGCGCCGACGGTTAATATATTTTTAGCGGAACCTAACATTCCAATTGAGTTATA